GAGTTAAAGCGCTACTACTAGTATAGTTACCAGAGTCAGATGATAAGTCGATAGGTGCTCCGCTATTATAAATTTGTTCCACAGCAGCAAGTTCTAATGTTGTATTATTCCACCAACTTATTTCATCTAAATTCCCTTCGAATTGTAATCCACCACCGCCATATTTACCAAACCATAAAGCACCAGTAGTTGAAGCTTCGGCGAGACCTGTTGAATTTACTACTAAACTTCCATCATAATACATTTTAGCTGCGGATTCATTAAAAGTGCAAACCAAATGATGCCAAGCGTCGTCATCATAATCATCATAATCGAAGGTCAAATAACCGTCATGTTTTGGCCAATTTATATATATTTTATTAGCTAGATATACAAATTGTCCTGAGCCAATAGTAAGAGGCACTGAACTTTCGTTAGGGGTTTTAAACCATAATGATAAAGTACCGTATCCCCAAGTTACATCTCCAAATATTATATGGTCGTTAGTACCATCAAAATCTATAGATTTTGTGTTTACAAACGCAGAAACTGCCGCCGCTGGTATTACACCTCCGCTTAGAGTGTTACCGAGTCCGAGCATTGTTATATACCGAAGTAACAGATTATACCGCCATCTGGATCTGCAGCTGGAGTAACACTAGTCCATCTACCGTATATAGTTGATGATGCTGGAAAGTTTATACCAGACATAGCAATTCCTCCAAAACCAGAACCGCGTTGCGAAAAGAAACCAACTGCTTGCGAACTTACTGTATGAGTGGCTGACATTATAACTTCATCACAACCATTATAACTAACTACTGTTGTAGGGTTTGTAAGACTATAAGGTATATCAGTATCACCTTGAGATTCTATAATCATACCGACTTTAATAGCTGGGCATGCCCCTCCAATAGCCAGTTCCGTACTAGCTCCAGATGTTTGACAGGTTTCAGTTATATCCCCAGTATCATGTGCGGCTACGGCTGTACCAACAAACTCTGCGGCTTCAGGATCTTGTAACTCAGCTGTTAATTCAGTCAAGATGTTGGCTCCTAAAAACTGAATAGCTACTATAACCATTCCTTTTGGAGGTCTAAGTTGAGAAGCGAGATCTGTATGAGCACTACCCATTTGTCCAAATTGATAAGAGACTTCTGTTGAATTTATTCCCATAATTTTATTTTTTTACTTTTTCTAGTGATCTACC